GTCGGTGAGTTCGGCCATGTACGACATGGACGTCCGGTGCGCCTCCTGCCAGATTTTATAATAGGAATCAATCATTTGCTGCCGCCCGGAAAGTTCCCGTTCCTGCATGGCCCCCTCTTTGGAGAGCAGTTCCTGAAAACGCTGAATATCTCCGTCCTCACGGGCCTTGTCCAAATCCTCCTGGAATTTCACCCGCTCATAATGCAGATCCTTGAGCTTCTGATTTTTCTCCTGTTCGATGACCACTTGCTCCGCCGCTATCTGCCGGGAAAATTCCACCATGCCTTCCTCTGTCATCTGAAACTGGATGCCGTTTGCGGTCCACGCCGCGCTGAACTCTTCTTGCTGCGTTTTTGTGGCCAGAGAATATTCCATCGCCCAGTCGCGGTACTTCCGTCGAATCGCATCCATCTGCGTGGTCGCATCGGTTTCGATGTCAAACTTCTGCTTGTCGACGCCGGACAGGCCTATCGCGCCAAGCTTTGTTTGAAGCGCCCGCGCCACATCCGCCGCCTGGTCCCATATGCTGTTCTTCTTCTTTTGTTCATCCCCTATGATTTTGAGGCGGCGGATGGAATAGGTCGCTTCCAGCCGCTCGAGATCCCGCTGGTAGTTTTCGTTGGCGGCTTTCGTTTCTTCAAGCGCTGCAAGTTGCTGAATTCGCCACAGTTCCAGCTGTTCAATTTCCGTTTTGGTGGTTTGTACCCACTGATCTTCAATGGCTTTGCTGACCTGACGGGCTTTTCGCTCCAGCTTCTCCCACTCGCTGGTGCCGCTTCCTCCGGCAGGAGCTCCTGCCGCCGCATTGCTGCCGCTGAGACCGGTGAAGGTGGTATTGAGTTTGCCGGCGCTGTTTTTCAGCGCTTGAACGCCTTTCGTCAATTTGTCCTCGACGCCGTCAAAGGCAGTTTTGATTCCAGCAGTTGCCGCCTGCACCCGTTCGGCCGCAGCCGCCGCGTCGCCGCTTGCCGTGGCGGCGCTTTGCGAAATGTCCGCCAGCCATCCGGCCGCAGCCTCCTGAATTCCGCCGCCGAAGAGGTTCATCAAAGGCATGATCGCGGAGAGCACGCTTGCCACGCCGCCAAACACCAGGGCTTTTAGCTGCGCCCACTTTTCCTGCGTATAGGCCACCGCCATCGTCCAGACATTGCCGAACAGACTCCCCAGCGGTTCCCACGCCTGCCAGATCACCCACGCCACCGCGCCGAGCGCCGCTCCGGCGGCAATGAACGGGAGCAGTGGCGCAAGCGCCGTCCACAAAGCGATGCCGAAGGAAACCAGAGCCGGTATCGCCGCGCCGACAAGCGCCCCCGCCACAACAAAGATGGCAAGCGACAGTTCTTTGGGAATCATCTCGCGCAGGGCCGCGTTGATGCCGTTTGTTTTGACATAGGCGGCAAACTGGTCGAGAGTGTCGGCCAAGGCTTTCATTCTCGCCTTGATATCCAGCGCCTCGATGATCTTGTCGCCGATTTCCCGCATGACTGCCGAAACATTGTCTTTGATGGTGGAGAAGAGTCCGGGAATTTCCTGCGATAACCCTTCCATGCCCCCTTTAAAGCGGCTTTGCATCCCTTTTAGCAGCGCATTGATTCCGGTGGTGCTGTTTATCGCACCGGCTTCCGCCAGTTTCATGGCTGTGGGGATATCCTTTCCGATGGCGTCGGCGAGGAATTTCCAGGCCGGAACCCCCGCTTCAGCCAGTTGCCGCATTTCTTCTCCCGATACCTTGCCCTTGGCTTGCATCTGCCCTATTGCTAGGGTCATGCGGTCGATTCCTTCCTGACCCATACCGAGCATCGCGGCCGCATCGCCAATGGCCGCCATCATCGGAATGATGTCCTGTACGGCAAAACCATACGCCAGCAGTTTCTTTGAGGCCGTCACTAATCCCGGTAGCTCAAAGGGGGTTTCGGCGGCGAACCGGGCCAACTCGCCCAGAAACTTTTCCGCCTGCTGAGTGTCTCCGAGCAGCGTGGCAAAGGCTCTCTTATTGGCCTGCATCTCTCCGGCCATCTTCACGCTGGCAAGGCCGAGTGCCCCCATGGCGACAGCAGCGGCGGCAAAGCCTGTGGCGATGGACTCCGATAAGGCCATGGCTTCCGAGCCGAGGCCCTTTCGCAGTGCACGCTTCGTACTTTCCCATTTCTTCAGAAAATCCGAATTGTCCCCGCCGATAAAAATGGTCATTGAAGCGTTCCCAGGCATCTCCTCACCCCACTTCCGCCAGTAAGGCCTTCATTTCCGCCTTCACCTGGTCTTTCGTTTTCTCTTGTTTCTGAGCCGGGCCATATCCCAGCAGCAACTCCACCGTAACCGGCTTTTTCAGGTCGCGCGACGTGCAGGTGTTGATGATGGACGCCACAAAACCGGCTGTCATCCTCTGCTCCTGCTGAGTTCGCCAGTGGTACCCCTCCGCCAGTTCGTAAAACTCACCGAAGGTCAGCCGTCCAAACTCCCACGGCTTCAGCCCCAAAGGACCGTAAGCCACCGGCGCGGCGCGCCGGGTCCACTCGGCTACGGTGGTTACGCGTTTCCCTCGTCAGGTAGCTCCTCTGGCGCGTCTTCTTCGCTGGCCAGACTCTCGCCCATGATTTTCGAGGCTTTGACGGCTTCCCCGAGTTTACCGGCGAGTTCCCCAAAGTTGCCTCCGGCTTCCATGTACTCCTGCATCATCAGCCCCACACGCTGCAGAGTGATCCCTTTTTCCGCATGCTTCAGGCCACCCCACAGCAAAATACGGATGGCGGAGAATCCTGCCGCCATGGGACTCGCCATCACATAGAGCAGGGATTTTCCACCCATCAGTTCTTCCATCTCGGCGGCGGCGTTGATATCATAGCGAAGGCGGCGTTCCTTGCCGCCAATCGTAATAAACACAGGTCCTGTCATCCTTTATCCCTCCATAGTTTCCATAGTAAGAAAGGGTGTACAGCCACTATGCCGCACACCCTATTTTTATTTATGCTGCTGGGGCGACTCCCACCGTGGTGTTGGCCGAAGTCGGAGAAACCGTCAACCCGGCACAGGTGCCGTTGGCGATGGCAATGTTGAGAGTGCCGTCATTGGCTATCGCAGTCAAAGCCGTCAGCTCCACCATGGTTCCATAGCCGCCCACGCTGAATTTCGCGGTGACCGCACTGTCCGCCCCCAACGCTTCACGGGCTTTTTGCGCGACCACGGCCGCCGAATCACCCAGCGCCACGGCTACGCTGATCGCTTTGGGCGAGCCGGTCATCCCTGCGGCGGTCACTGTGAAGACCGCATTGCCGGCGGTCGTGATGGTGCCGACCACTTCGGCCGTTTCCACCTGTTTGGTTCCGTTCACCTCTTCCGGCGCACCCGCCCCGGCCAAAGTGATCTTATACGTTGCGACACCGTCATGCGGGGACTCTTCGGACAAATCGGTAATGGCCGCATAGCCCTGGAACTTCGAGCCATCTTTTCGAACATACCGCACATGCACCAGTTCGCGGCTCGCAAACACCGTGAGCAGTTTGGCCCGGCCCGCATCGATGCTGAGACCGGAGGCATCCGTGAGCATCACCGCGTCGGCGTCAATGCTCCAGGACATCATGCCAGGCACACTGGTTTTCCAGGCTCCCGACTGTTTATTGGAGGCATCGATCTGCTCGGAAGTCAGGCTGAGGGTTGCGCCCCTCTGACCGCCGATCACCGTCCATACCGGCGTCTCCGCCGTTCCGGTATTCACTTTGAGTAAAAAATCCACGCCATCGCTTGGAATTAAAGGCATCTGTCATCACTCCTTGGTGTCTATAATCGTAAATTTGAAAGTCACCGTCGCTTCGCGGTGCGTTTCCAGACGTTCGACCGAATGGCTGTCCACGCTTGACAGGACTACTTGCCATCCTCCCTCTAAGGTCAGCGGCTGCGATCGAATTGCCGAAATGGCCCCGTCGCAAAGCTGGGCCACTTCTTTGTCTCCCTGGTACTCGCTGAGAACCTTAAGGGTGGCCAACACAGTCGCGCCGCATACCGTTTTGGTGTCCCAACTCTCGGCGCTCGTGTCGGTCATCACCACATACGGTGCTTTCTTGCCTGCGGGGACATCATCGTAGACAGGAACGGTAAGCGCGCCCTTCAGCCTCTCGACCAGGGCCTTGTTAAGAGGAGAAACCGGAGAACGCTTCATCGCCCCACCTCATTTCGCACCGCAGTACGAATTTTCTCCTGAATG